ATTTATGAAGTTAGTTCATTATCAGATTAGTCAAGGTCATGGTAAACTATTTACTTATACTTTAATTAATGAGGAGGATTTGTAATGTTTATACCTAATTATAATAAAGGTTGTTTTGTGATTTTAGTTCTGGCTCTTGTTGTTTGTATATCTGTTATTGTTTGTAAACATTATCATATTAAAACTAATAATATTATTGAACAAGATATTGAACTACAAAAACATAATGATAGTTTAAAATTTAAAGTTAATAATTTAGATAGTATTAAAAATGCAAAAGTTCTTGAAGTTGAAGTTCTTGATGATGACAGTACTATTAACTTGTTCTACAATCTCATCAAGTAGAAATTACTCAAGTCCTTCTACGGGGGGGCTAGGTAATGATTCTGTTAAAGTTGCTATTAGTGACATTCGTAAAGCAAATGCTAAACTTGTTCAACTTAAATATGAACAAGAAATAAATTCTAGTCTTAAAGAAATTATTCATAATGATAGTATTATTATTTGTAATAAGAATGTTGATAATAAAGCTTTAACTAATCAAGTTAAGAAATTAAAGAAACAACGTAATATTGGAGTAGGTGCTGCTATTGGCAGCATTCTACTCTTTATTATTTCTATTATTAAATAAGTTATGAATGAAGAAAAAGAATATGTTGAAAAATATATAGATGAATATCCTTTTCTTCAATATTTAAATGAAGATAAATCTCATTATAAACGAGCTAAAGATGAAGGTTATAAAGACCCTAATGATTTGTTTATGATTGGAGATAGTGGAGGTTTTCTTCTTGATATTCGTAGAGGAGATAAGTTTGTTAATACTCATCTTCTTTGTGAAATGGCTGAGACTTATAATAAAAATAAAGGTAAATATACTTTTTATAAAGAAGATTCTATACCTCATAGACAACTTCGTAAAAGAGAAGAATATAGAAGAGAACATGGATATTCAGCTCCTTGTTTTATGAGAGATGGAGTTGTTAGACAACTTCATATTAGTGGTGATATGTATAATTATCTTAATTATATTATTATTGAACAGCTTGATGAAGCTAGTGTTATAGTTACAGACAAAGGTGCAGTTGGTAAGAAGAAACAAGATTTTCCTAAGTTTATTGATGCTCAATTTTGGACTTTTGCCATTATGGAGTTTGTAGAACTTAATGGTTTTCATCTTCTTATAGACAAAACTCGTCGTGGAGGTTTTTCTTATATTATGGCTAGTCATAGTGCTAATAAGATAAATCTTCAACCTAATAAAGTTTGTATTCATGTTGCTGCTGATAGTAAATATCTTACTGCTAAAGGAGGTCTTACTGATTTTACTTTAAAGAATCTTTATTTCTATGAAAATAATACTTTCTTTAAAAGAGGTATTCTAAGTCGTAAACCTGAAAACTTCACTCTTGGTTTTAAAACTCCTGCTGGTGATGTTAGTCCTAAATCATGGAATAGTGCTTTATTTAGTGTATCAGCTAATAATAATCCTGATTGTGCTATTGGTAAAGACGCTATTAGTGTTAAGACTGAGGAGGTTTCTACTATGGAAAACTTCGATGATTACATGAATGTTACTGAACCTGCTATGCGTACTGGTAGTTATGTTACTGGTAACTTGTTTGCTTGGGGTACTGCTACTAGTGGTAATATGCAAGTTTTTGAAAGAAACTTTTATGCTCCAAATAATTTTCATTTTATGCCTTTTGAAAATGTTTGGGACAAAGATTCTAGAAATGAAACTTGTGGATATTTTAAACCTTATTGTTGGGGTCTTCAAGGTCAGATTGGTGGCATTCATGCAATGGATAAAGACGGTAATTCTAATATAGAAGTTGGTCTTCGTATTGCATATAAAGAACGTCAAGATAAGAAAACTCATGCTAAAACTTTTGCTGATTATATTAATTATCTTGGTCAATATGCTAATATGCCTTGTGAGTCATTTAGTTCTACTACTGAAAATCTTTTTAGTTCTGAGAGATTAATGGCTTGGGAAGAAAAACTTAGAAGTGATGTTAGTTATCGTTTTTATGCTGATGGTATTTTTGTAGAAGAAGATAATAAAGTAGTATTTAAAACTAATGAACGTATTCATAAAGAAGGAGGTAAACTTAATGTTGATTTCTATGAATGGATAGAAGGTGTTCCTCGTAAAGGACATGAACATCCTCATGGTTGTGTACGTAAATGGTTTAATCCTATAAAAGTTCCTTATAAAGATAAAGATGGTAGTATTAAAGTTGGTATTCCTCCTGGGCAATATTCTATAAGTTATGACCCTGTTGGTGTTAACAAGGAAAAAGAAGCTATTACTAATAAGCATTCTCATAATAGTATTAGATGTTGGGAAAATCCTACTCAATATAACGGATTTAAAACTAGATGTGTTTGTGCTTATTATGGTCGTCCTGATAAACTTGAAGAGGCTGATTGGATTTGTTATTTAATGGCTAGATATTATAATTGTGTTGGTACTACAGGTGTTGAGGTTAATAGAGGTGAGACTGTTAGTAATTTTACTAAATGGAAAGCTTTAAAGTATTTAATGAAAGACCCTGTTGAACTTTGGGATAGTTCTGTTAAAGCTAAAGTATCTGCTAGTTATGGTATTAATATGGGTGGTGGAGATGGATCTGGAGGAACTAAAGTTCTTGAAGGTTTACGTCTTCTTAAAGAAATGCTTTATAGTGAAGTTGGTAAAAACGAACTTGGTCAACCTGTTTATCTTTTTGAAACTATATATGATTATCAAGCTATACTTGAATTAAAGAAATGGAATAGTAAAGGTAATTTTGATAGAGTTTCTGAAATGATTATTAGAGCTTTACAATGGAGACTTTGTGACGTTAAAGCAGCTAAAGAACTTGTACATCGTAAAAAGACTACTGTAGATAATATTCAAGATGATATATGGTCTAGACCATGGTATGTTTAATTAAAAAGATAAAGATATGATTACACCTAGAAGTGTTTGTGATTTTCCACAACAAAAAGTTAGTGGAGAAGAAAAAGCTAAAGCTAATTGGTACGCTAATAGTATTGATTATATTATTAGTCTTGGTGAGAGTATGAATGATAGAAGTAATGTTGGAGTAAGACTTGACATTCTTCATGGTAATCTTCCTGATGACCTATATCGTAAAACTCTTAATCCTTATAATACTAATAAAGAAAAGTATAAGAACTTTCCTGCTACTCTTCGTAATTATGATATAATGTCTGATATTGTTAGACGTTATATTGGTGAATATTTTAAAGGCAATCACGACTTTGTTGTTGGAGCTAATAATCCTGATATTGTTATTAATCGTGATGCTGCTCTTAAAAAGAAAATATTAGAAGCTGCTGAAAAAGCTTTTCAACAAGAATTTCAAAAGAGGTATCAGCAACTTGTTCAAGAAGCTCAACAACAAGGTAAATCTCCTGATAGTGTTGATCCTCAAAATGCTATGCCTGACCAAGAAGAATTTATTAATAAATTTAATGAAGATTATATAGATAAAGAAAGTAAACAAGGTCAAGATATTCTTAACTATGTTAGAGATTTAACTAATGACCTTCAAATATATCTTACTAACTTCTTTAATTATTGTGCTCTTGGAGAATGTTATAGTTATGCTGATGTTAGAAATCATAAAATTTATAAAGAAGCTGTTCCTGTAATTGAAGCATATCCTATTCCTAATAATAATATGATGATTGAAGACCATGATATGTTTGCTCGTAAAATTATGATGTCTTATAATCAAATCATTGATATGTTTGATGATGAACTAGATGTTACAGATAAGAATTATCTTGAGAAATATTATTCTAATTATACTGACAAATCTCCTAATAAAGTTCTTAACTTTAGAGAATTTTATAAAGCTTATGCTGGAGTTTGTGATAAGTTTAATGATGAAGAAAGAAATTTCTTTAAACAAAATAATTTAGCTCCTTATGAAGCTAATGGTAATCTTTTTGAAGTTTGGCACGTAGTTTGGAAAGGTTTTGCTAAAAGAGGTATTCTTACTTATATTAATAATATAGGTATGCAAGACCAAAGAATAGTTGAAGAAGATTATCAACTTAATCCTGATGCTGGAGATATTGATATTAGTTGGGAATGGGAAACTCAAGTTTATGAAGGTTATCGTATTGGTACTCGTTATACTGGTATTTATCCTATTAAAGCTAGACCTATAGCTTATCAACGTGATGGTAAACTTCCTTATAATGGTATTATGGAAGTTATTCCTTATATGGGTCAATTTAGTATTATAAATATTATTACTCCTTTCCAAGTATTTAGAAATATTGTTTCTTATCATCAAGAAATGGTTATTGCTAAGAATAAGATGATGATTATGCTTTTGCCTAAATCTCTTGTTTCTGATAATCCAGAAGATGCTATTTATAAAATGGCTGCTGATGGAGTTTTACCTATTGATGATGAAGAAGATACTGCTGGTGTTAAGATGCAAAACATTAGAATGCTTAATGTTAATATGGGTCAGTATATTACTGAACTTACTAATCTTAAAGAGCAGATTAAAATTGAAGCTCGTGAACTTGTTGATATGAATGCTCAACGTTATGGTCAAATTGCTCAATCTGCTGGTGCTTCTACTACTGAAAATGCCATATCTCAATCTTCTACTGGTTCTATTGTTATTTTCCAAATGTATGATGAATTTAGAAGAAAAGATTATAATAGAGATATTGATTTTGCTAAACTTGCGTTTATTGATGGTCTAGATACATCTTATAATGATAATAATACTGGTAAGCGTCATTATTTAAGTCTTGATGTTAATAGCTTTGTTAATTCTGATTATTCTGTTACAGTTCGTAATAATGGTAAGGAATTTGATAAAATTCGACAACTTAAACAATGGGCTTTTAGTGCTGCTCAAAATGGAGATTTAGAAGCTGCTCTTTCTGCTATTGTTGGAGATAATGTTGCTGCTATATCTGATAATATTAAAAAGTTTACAGAGCTTAGAAGAAAACATGAAGAAATGATGAAACAAGTTGACCAACAAATTCAAGCTGAAGCTAATCAAATGAAGCTACAAGAAATTGCAGCTAAAGGTGAACAAGATAGACAAACTCTTGCTCTTAAAGCACAATATGATTTACAACTTGAATATGCTAAAGGTGATATAGCTTTACTTGGAGATAAAAATCCTTCTAATGATGAATTTGCAGCTGCTAATATTACAAAACTTCAAGAAGAAACTAAACGTGCTATTGAACAATCTAAGATTCAACTTGAACGTGAAAAGATTGCTGTTGATAGTTATAATGCTGCTGCTGATAGACAAGTTAAACGAGAAGAAATGAAGAATGATTTAAGAATTGCTCGTACTAATAAAAACAAATATGATAAGTAATTAAGTTAAGCCTCGTCTTTATGATGAGGCTTTTCTTTTATCTCAGAGAATTTTATTTAATTTTTTAAATTCGTTTCTATGAAGTCATTTTTAATTAGCTATATAGTTAATAATCTTATATGTCATTTTGCCAATATAAGTGAAGGAAATTGCATCTATGCAAATGTTTTGTAGAAAGAGTAATCAACAACAATCGACAACCGATAATGCTCATCTTTATGCTGATGTTGAAGCTGAAACTAATAATCAGCAATATACGCATACGTACATTATTATGTTACTAAATTTGATGATAATATATATTAAATAACTGGATATAATTATGGAGATAAACAAATAAATACTACTTTTGCAGCAACTAACAGTTGTTAGATTTTTTAAATTAATCAATTAAAAGTTTTTATTATGTTTGTATTTCGTAATAGTCTTGGTATTGGTCAACATAATCGTTTGATGGTTAATGCTGGCGATATTGATTTTACTGGAGGTGGAAGTAATAATCCAAATCCACATGATGCTCCAGACATTAATAATGGTAAAGGTGATAAAACAGATTTAGATAAACCTGATAATAAGCCTGACGATAAGCCAGATGATAAACCTGATAATAAAGGTGATAATGACAATCCTGACAATAAACCTGACAATAAAGACAATCCCGATAATGGAGGTTCTCCTACGGGGGGGTTAGAAAAAGGTTCGGTTATTGAGTTTGAAGGTGCTAATTATACTGTTGATGACAACGGTAATATTGTTGATAAAGATGGTAATATCTTTAAAGAAGCTAAAGATGTTGATGAATGGATTAAGCAATTTGATGTAGATGATAAAGGAGATAATGATACTGATAAAGGTATTACTCTTTCTTCTATTCAAAAAGCTATCGGCGAAGAAATTGTAGATGAAGATGGTAATCCTATTGAATTTACTAATGATGCTGATGGTGTTAAATCATATATTGACAATGTTATTGCTCTTCGTTCTAATGAACTTCAACAAGCTGCTATTAATAAAGTCTTTACTGACAATCCTATTTTGGCTCAGTTTGCTAATTATTTAGCAGTTAATGGTTCTCCTCGTGGTTTTGGAGAAATGCCAGATAGAAGTGGTATTAAAGTAGAACAAGATAATGAAGAACAACAAATAGCTATCATTAAAGCTGCTGCTGAAGAATTTGGTAATGCTAGTCTTAATGATAATTATATTAAATATCTTAAAGACAATGGTAGTCTTTATGATGAAGCTAAAGCCCAACTTGAAAACCTTCAAAAAGCAGATACTAAACGTAATGAAGAATATGCTAGAAAAGCTGAGGCTCAGCGTAAAGAACAAGAAGAAGCTACAAATGCTTATTGGAATAATGTCCATGAAAAGCTTACTTCTCGTAAAATTGGAGATTATCAACTTCCTGAATCTTTTGTTCGTGAAGTTAATGGTCAAAAAGTTACAACTAATATTGATGATTTTTTCAACTATTTATATCGTCAAACAGAAGATAAAGATGGTCAAGTAGCTACTGCTTATCAAAGAGACAGAATGTCTATGACAGAAGATGAAGCTATGAATGAAGAATTACTTAGTGCTTGGCTAACGTTTACAGGTGGTTCATATAAAGACCTTGTGGATATGGCTGTTAGAGCTGAACAAGTTAAAACTCTAAAACTTAAAGCTAAAAATAATGAAGGTCGTAAAACCATTCGTATTACTAAACCTACCAACACTAATCATAAAGTTAACTTAGATGATTTAATATTCTAGGTATTGTTTAACAAATTAATTATTTAACTATGTACAAATTAAGAGAAGTACAACGTGGTGAATATGATGATAGAGGTTACTCTAATGAGGAAACCATTGCTCATCTTATGCTTAGTAAACCTTCTGAAATTAATTCTGCTCTGACTTATACCTTTGGTATGGACGATGACAGATTTCCTCTTAACTTTCTTACTGAGGGTCAAGGTGCTGCTGGTACAGTGGACATTGAAACTAATGATTGGACTTGGAAGACTATGGGTCGTATGAAGTTCAATGATTCTGTTCTTTGGTTTAATAAAGCTAATACAACTCCTGGTAAAGGTGGTGCTACATTTGAAGTTGAGTTTAAGACTCATTGGTTTATTGAGCAGTATGGTTTGATTGCACCTGATGGTGTTACTCAAGTTCGTATTATGAAAGACCTTGGTGCTGGTGCTCATGGTGGTTATTTGTATCGACTTAAACTTACTAATCCAGACCCTAATGTTAGTGTAAATCTTAAGAATCTTAATGTTGGTGCTTATTGGTCTTTGACTGCTCCTACTATTCCTGAAAGTTATTCTAAGGGTAATAGAACTAATGTTATGGGACCTGGTAAGATGACTTCTCAACTTGAGTTCCATCGTTATTCTAAAGAGATTGCTGGTAATCTTGCTAATACTGTTGTTACTTACGAGTTTAAGACTAAAGGTGGTGGTACTACTAATCTTTGGATTAATGAAGAGATGCGTCAATTTGAGCTTATTCAACGTGTTACTACTGAGGAGCGTCTTTGGTTTGCAGAATATAATAAAACTGCAAATGGTGAGATTATTATGACTGATGAAGATAATGGTCAGCCTATTCCTCATACCGCTGGTATGCAACAGATTTGTCGTGAATCTAATTATGATACTTATGGTGAGGAACTTACTCTGAATAAGATTACTCGTACTATTGGTGATGTTCTTGATAAAGATACTGATACTGGTAACATGGAAGTAGTTCTTCTTTGTGGTAAAGGTTTCTTTGAGGATTTCGATCGTGCTATTAAGAATGACGCTAAAGATAGTGGTTTCCTTACTCCTCTTGGTGATAAGATGATTAGTGAGGAAGGTAGTGATTTGACTTATGGTAAGTATTTCCGTAAGTATAAGACTGTTGATGGTCATGTCATTACTTGTAAGAATATGTCTTTCCTTAACAATGGTAGTTTTGCTGAGAATGATAAGGCTAATGGTCGTATCCATCCTCGTACTGGTTATCCAATTTGTTCTCACCAAGCATTTATGATTGATATGAGTTCTTATAATGGACATCAAAATGTTCGTAAAGTTCGTAAGAAGGGTCAAGTTCATATTGCTGGTGTTGTTAAAGGTTTGACTCCAATTCCTGCTTCTTGGGGTGCTGTTCCTACTAATTCTCTTGCAACTGATGTTGACTGCTCTCGTTATGAGGTTAAGGATAGCTTTGGTTTGCAAGTTGATAAGGCAACTAAGTTCTTCCAACTTAAATGTGTATTGGACTAATTAATTAAACTCAAAATAATATTATAACTATGGCTGATATTAAACTTAATGCAGGGTCAAGTCAAAATAATAGTGGTACTGAAAATCCTACTGCTAAGGAATTAGAAGAAGCAAAGAAAGCTGAATTAGAAGCTGAACTTGATGCAGAATATACTGAGAATAAACATATCGTTATTGCAGTTATTGCTAGAGTTTCTGCATATAGAGCTATTAACTCTCTTGCTATTGGTAAACCTAAGACTGTAATTGGAAGTTCAATTAATTCTACTCGTAAACTTATTTCTAATAAAGGTGAAGTAGAAGCTTATTATCCTGAACTTGTTTCAATGTCTAGTAACAATCCAGAATTTATTACTAGAGTTAAACAGTATCTTAGTAATATTCAAATCAATGTTGATGGTGAGAAAGATTTAGATTGTTCTTTTGTTTATCATCATAAGAGAGATTATTTAGCTATTAAGGCAAAGCTTGATGCTATTGAAGCTAAGTATAATGCTTCTAGAAAGACAGAAGATGATGCTACTCTTAGAAATAATGAAATTAATTCGGTTGAATCTACTAAGTATAAGTATGGTTATCCTATTAATGTAAGTGAGTATATTGCTTATCGTCACTGTCTTCTTTATGGAGAAGTAGCTAAAGATACTTCTTTTATTGGTTCTAATCCTAATCTTCGTTTCTATATTAAAGATGTTGCTAAGGAAGCTGCTAGAGAAAAGAAACTTATTAATGAACGTAAGAGTGCTATGAGTAACTTTATTGAACTTAATGCTTCTCGTTCTAAAGCTCTTGCTGTTTATGTTGCAATACTTACTTATAAACATCGTAATGTTGCTGAAGGACTTTCAGTTGATGTTATTACTAGAGAAAAAGAACTTATGGACTTTGTTAATGAAGACCCAGCTAAGTTCAATAAGTTTGTAAATGATAAGAATATTCAAGTTAAGTGTTTTATTGAAATGTGTATTGCTAGAGGTGAACTTGTTCGTTCTGAACTTAATCAACAGATTAGTACACCTGATGGTCAGTTTATTGGAGAAAACGTAAATGCGGCTGTTGCTTATTTTAATAATCCTAATAATGCTGGTCTAAAGACTCAACTTGAAAACAAGATGAAACTTATTTAAATAATATAAGTTATGACTATACAAGAAATGCACGAAATGTTCAGACAATATTCCCAACAAATGGGAATGCAGAATGTTCGTGCAATTCTTCCTGAACAAATAGACTTGTTGATAAATAATAGCATTAATGATGTTATTAATCAAATTATAACTCAGAATATTGGTATTACTAATGATAGAGTTATAACTGATAATTCTAAGCTTAATCAAGTTAATGCTCTTAGGTCTCTTTATAAAGTATGGAAAGGTGCTATAACTTTACCTACTCCAAATACTAATTATATTGCTAGTTATAATTTACCTTTGTTAGGATTTTTACCAGGAGGAACATATAATTCTGGAAACACTACTAAAGATTTAGCTATTCAATATATTTATATTGTAGATTTAAGTATTAATTATTCAAAAGATAATTTTACATCTAACATATTTCCAATTCGTATTGTAGATGATATGTATTTGGCAGATGTAGTTAATGATTTTCTTCTTGCTCCTAAGCTTAGAAGTCCTGTTGCTAGTATTCACGATGACAATATTGAACTTTATATTGATAAACCTGATAAAGGTAGAACTCCTTATACCTTTGATGGTATGTCAGTTAAAGAGTTAAGATTGTCATATATTGCTAAACCTGCAGTTGTTAAATTTCTTGATGATTTAGGTGGAACCAGTGTTGATTGTGACCTTCCTGAATATCTTCATGTTGATATTGTTAAACATGCTGTAGAACTTTATAGAACTGCTGTAACTGGAAGTATAGCTGTTACTCAACAAGCTCAAGAAGCTCAACAAAGGGAGAATTTAAGAAATAATTATCGTCAAGGCGATAATGATAATAGTAATCGTTAAAATTTAAATAACAATGAAACAATTATTTATTATACCTAGTGGTACTACTTATCCTACTGATACTGCCGTAGTTACTGATGGTACTAAACTTTTAGCTGGTCAAATGGCTTTTGCTCAAATGGCTGGTAATGGTGATAGTAGAATTGCTACTCTTATTACCAAAGCAGGTAAGGTAGGTTCTGCTGATATGAAAGAAGATGATATTTTCTTTATGTATGGTCGTGGAGAAAATAGTCAAGTTATTACTGGTGTTATTGATGCACTTACTCATACTGTAACTAAAGCTTCTCCTAAAGAAGGTGTAAAGTTTAGTCGTGAAATTACTCTTCCTGTTCCTGAAAAGGGACTTAATTATAGTCTTGAACTTCAGAAGAAAGGTGTAGTTTTCAATGAGCGTAATCTTTGGACTGTTACTGATACTTATCGTCAAGGTAAAGTTACAACTGCTGAGCAACTTGCTGCTTCTCTTGGTAAGCAACTTGAAGAAATGAATAATAGTGATAAGCTTAACATTAAAGTTACTGTTTCAGGTACTAAAGTTAAGGTTGAAGGTAAAGATTATCAAGATTGGGATTTTGAAGCTGTAGATGATGCTTACGGTTTGGTAACACTTGGTAATCAAACTCAAGCTCAAGCTCCAATTTGTGACAAAGAGTATGTTAAGCATCTTGCTTCTGTTTGCGCTCAAAATCGTGGTTTTAATAATACTTATGCTGATGGTGCTACTATCTATCCAGGTTATCCTATGGAATTGAGTGATGATTGGTATGATGTTTATACTATTCATTATAAGTATGGTCGAAAAGCTTCTCGTACTCGTGATGAGTCTATATGGCAAGATGTTATTATTGCTGTAGGTCGTGCAAAAGATTCTACTAATGCTCAGAAAACTGGAATTGAAAATGTAGATTATAGTGCTGCTCTTCCTAAAATCTTTGTAGTTGATAAAGCTTAATAATAAACTAATAATGCAGCTCTTCTACGGGGGAGCTGTATTTATTTTACTTATATAGATACAATGGGTGACTTTAATGAAGTTAATCAAATAGTTAATGATGCAATTAAAGATTCATCTTATATCACTGTTTTAATAAGTAGTGGAATTTATATAGCTTATACTCTTATAGTTAAACTAGTTGACTTGTTTAAATCTAAAGATAGAAATAAACCTATAATTGAAATGGCTTCTGCTATTAAACAAGTTAGTGAAAACGTTGTTAAACTTAATGGAGTATTAGATAAAGCTTTCCAAGATGCTGAAAGTAAAGAAAGAGCTAAAGTTAAGAATGTTATAGTTTTAGGTTTTATTAGTTTTAAAGATGCAATTACAGATACTTGTAATAATATCATTATTCATAATAATATAGATGCTAATAAAGATCTTATTAAACAAAATGTTCTTAGAC